GTCTTATGGTTTTAGTGTTAGATGTTTGTGTTTAGTTAAAGAAGGAACCCTCCTTAACGGAGGGCTTGATCTTACTTCTTACCTAGCAATCGGTCAATATCAGCTTGACGATTAGCACGAGCTTGATCTGGATCATCACACATCTCACGGGACGCAGCGTAACCGGAGAGTGCAGCATTGTCAACAGCCAGTGCAGTCGTTGTGAGTGCACTGAACATTGACATGATGGTGATTTTGATTGATGTGAACATGATTTATTCCTTGCAAGGATGGGCAACATTACCCTTGATAGCAAGGCTTAATGTTTTTAAGTAGGGGGTGCCTCAGTCCAAACGCAGGACAGAGCATGGGGGGAGGGTGGTTTTGACTTTGGTGTTGGACTGAGTCAGTCCTAGGTACATACTCAATTATTAAATTTCCGTAAACCCTGTGCTCATACCCAATACACGAATACCTCTAGAACTCACGCTAACGGGGCTAGAAGCCTATGTAACATCCCTACCTATATGCTGATATCCCTTGGCTTAAATTAACGCCTCTACGAGCGTTAAATGAGTTTTGTATCTTGGATAAAATGATGTATAACACAATTTTCTACTATACATACCCGATACACTATGAGCGCACTAACCATTGAACAGTTCAAACAAGCGTTACCAGATAAAATTAAGAAGTCTGTTAACCAGGAGTTGATAGATCAGATTAACACTACCCTTGCTGATCCAGATATGTTTGAATCATATAGGGATAACCTATTGAGTTATGCTCATGTCATGGCTGATGGTAAGTACAAGATGGAGAATTATATTTCTGCCGTTAAGTACGTTAGCCATAAGTTAATGGGGGCAAGTAACATCGCTGCATATACAAAGACATTTCCTGATAGGTATCAGGACTTTGTTAATAGGGGTGTTGATCCAAAGGATATTGCAAGTTATGTGACGGCTTATAATAAGAGTAAGCTGGTTAATCTGATTATGGAACAGACGCTTATTCCTAGCTATGTTTTGAATCAGGATTTGTACCAGAAGGCTTTGAATATTCAGGCTGAGTTGATGGTTAGTGCTAAGAGTGAGAAGGTAAGGTGTGATGCTGCTAATAGCTTGTTAAATCAATTGAAGATGCCTGAAGTTACTAAAGTTCAGATGGATTTGAATGTTAAGGAAGATGGATCTATTGCAGCATTAAGGGCCACTACTTTAGAGTTGGCAAGGCAACAGAGATTAATGGTTGAGAGTGGGGCTATGAATGCTCAGGAAGTGGCTCATAGCAAATTGGTTATTGATGGTGAATATGAAGAGGTGTAGCCATGACTTTTGATGAATTGCTGAGTGTAGCTTTGAGTAAGGAGGGGGCTGCTCATGTAGCTGATTTAAGTAGGGCTATTGGCATGCAGGAGAGTAGGGGCAGATTAAATGATGCAAATGATGCCTGCTACCTTTAAGCAATATGCTGATAGTGGTTGGGATATAAAGAATCCTGAACATAATCTTAGAAGTGGGATTAGATTTATTAAGGATTTATATGGGAAATTTGGTGGTGATGAGAGGGCAGTAGCTGCTAGTTATTATGGTGGTCCAAAGGCAGGGGTAGCATTACAACAGGGTAAAGTCTATCGTGATTTGAAGAATCCTAATGCACCAGATACAGCTCAATACGCAGATCAGGTTATTGGCAGAATGGTTAATAAAGCACCTGTAAAAGTTAATGGTGTAGAGGTAGGTATTCCTGTTAATCCGGTTAAAACGCATCAGGAGTTACTTAATGAGAAGATTCATGCTTACATGGATAAACCAGTAGCTGAAACTCAATATACCCCAGTAAGAATCCAAGTAAGGGAAGAGGTTAAAGATGACTATGTTCATCCTCTGTGGAGAAGTTTTGTTGAGCCAATGAATACATTTTATAGAGGTATTTAATGGCTAAGACGCATAGCGATGGTTCATACTGGAAAGTAGAGGATTATCTAAATAATACTGATTACTCAGTAAATTCTGGGTATATACCTAGTGATTTTGCATTGGAGTTTGTTAACTTTATTAAGCTGGTTAATGCTGGTAATACTGAGAATAAAACACCAACAGTTCATTATAGGATGCTTGATAACTTTGTAGCTGATGCAGATAAAGATGTTATTAATATGTGTCATCGTGGTATGGCTAAATCCACTTTAAAAGAGTATTTGATTTTATATTTGGCAGTTTTTGGTGAATTACCTAATTTCGGTAAAGTACCTTATGCAATATATGTCTCTGACAGTATTGATAATGGTGTAAAGAAAATGAGGAAGAGTTTAGAGTTTAGGTATGATAACTCTGACTTTTTAAAGAAATATATTCGTTCTATTAAATTTACTGATATTAGGTGGGAGTTTATTAATGCCAGTGGTACGTCTTTTGTAGTTAGTGGGCACGGTGCAAAAACTGGGGTTAGGGGAACACGTGAAAACAACAGCCGACCTGTGTTAGCTTTACTCGATGATTTGATTAGTGATGAGGATGCACGCAGTGCTACTGTTATTGCATCTGTGGAGGACACTGTATACAAGGCTATTGATTATGCACTGCATCCAACTAAGAGGAAAATCATATGGAGTGGTACTCCGTTTAATGCAAAAGACCCACTGTACAAAGCTGTGGAGAGTGGGGCTTGGGCAGTTAATGTATACCCTGTATGCGAGGTATTCCCATGTGACAGGGCTGATTTCAGAGGCTCTTGGGAGGACAGGTTTAACTATGACTATGTTAAGCGACAGTACGATAAAGCGTTATTAGCAGGTAAGCCAGATACATTTAATCAAGAATTGATGTTACGAATCATGAGTGATGATGATCGTATGATTCTTGATAGTGATATTGGCTGGTATAAGTTGGATACGGTAATAAAGAATAAGAATAAATTTAATTTTTATATCACTACTGACTTTGCTACATCTGTAAATGAGAGGAGTGACTTTAGTGTTATCAGTGTATGGGCCTATAACAATGTAGGTGATTGGTTGTGGGTTGATGGTATATGCAAGAGACAGTTGATGGATAAGAATGTAGATGATCTATTCAGGCTGGCTCAGATGTTCAAACCACAAGCAGTGGGAATTGAAGTTACTGGTCAGCAAGGTGGATTTGTATCTTGGATTCAAGATCAGATGATTAGTAGGAATATTTACTTTACTTTGGCTTCAGAGGGTAATAATAACGCTCCAGGTATTAGACCTGTAACTAATAAGATGGTCAGGTTCAATACTGTTGTTCCACTGTTCAAGACTAGGAAGATTTACTTTCCGATTGAGAAGAAGACTGAGCCTATACTGGCAGAAGCTATTAATGAATTATCTTTAGTATCTGTAGGTGGATTCAAGAGTAAGCATGATGACTTTATTGATACTATCTCAATGTTGTCAGTTCTTAAGCCTTGGAAACCAAGTGAAGAAGCACCACTCCAGTCTACAGATAATGGCTTATGGGAAATAGAAATAGACGATAAATTTGATTCTAGATTAGCGTCTTACATTGTTTGAGGTAATCATGAAGCTTAGAGAATTATTTGATCACTTGGATTTCAGTGAATTAAGCCAACTAGCAGGTATCGATCCTGTTACTGGATTAATTGAAGAGAGATCGTATGACAAGGTACTGAGTGCTATTAACCTTGGATTAACGGCACTACATTCACGTTTTTTTATTAAAGAGGAAGAGCTTAAGCTACAGTTAGTAGCAGGTCAGACTCTATATAAATTAACGAGTGCATACACGCAGAGTAGTGGTAATTCAGGTTACTACATCCTTGATGCTGATAATCCATTTAGGGATAACTTACTTAAGATTGAGTCAGTATGTGATAGTGATGGTAATGAGTTTGCATTAAACGATCACTCTGATGTTGCGTCATTACATACGCCTACTCTTACATCCTTGAGGGTGCCTGCAGATATAGAGATTGGTGTGCTCACTGTTACCTATAGAGCAAACCATAGAATCTTGCCTATAGGGTATGATGGATATAATGCAGATTTCGTAG